ATCATCATCCTTTCCTATCAGCTAGGACTCAATCCTGAAGAGTGCTTGGCAGAAGCATACAAAACCATCAAGGACAGAAAAGGAGTCACAATAAATGGAGTCTTTGTTAAAGAATGAGTTGACACTCATGCTTACCTTGGCTCTTGCCGTATGGCTTGCAGAGAAATTCAAGGAATCTAAAGATAAATAAAATGGAACAGGAATTGGTCTTTTACTATTCTCGCGGGGGTGTCGAGTACATCACCCCATCTTACCATCTTGCCTTCACTCGTACAGACGATTCAGTGCGCATGGCCGTTGCCGAGGCCACCTTTACTTTAGAGGAACTAGAAGAACTGCTTGAAGCCTAAAAAAGGTTAAAGACTTTCATACAACAAACAACTGCTGCAACTTGCAGCGTCATTTTAATTCATTTCAATGAAGATTCATTCTCAACTGCTTGCCGTGCAAGCACAACTCAAGGCCCCCAAAGGTCAGTTCAACAACTTCGGGAATTACAAGTATCGCTCATGCGAGGACATCCTCGAATCAGTTAAGCCCCTGCTTGCTGAACACGGACTCACCCTGTCACTCAGCGATTCCGTGCAAGAGGTGGGTGGACGTATCTACGTCAAAGCCACAGCGTACCTCGCCAACGAAGAGAGCGAAGGGGTGTACACAGAAGCGTTTGCCCGCGAGGAGGAAACCAAGAAGGGCATGGACGCAAGCCAAATTACAGGTGCTGCATCGTCGTATGCACGCAAGTACGCACTCAATGGATTGTTCTTGATCGACGACACAAAGGACAGTGACAGCACCAACACGCACGGGAAGGAACCCGAAGTCAAGGCTGCCCCTGCACCCGCACCAGCGAAGGAAGAGTCAATCATGGACAAAGCCGTAAACTACCTGAAGGCCGCACGTGATCGTCAGGAGGCATACGAATCAGTTATGAAGCACTATGGTGAGAAGTTGACTGACGCGCAGAAGGCATCCCTTAAAAAGTTCGTACGATGATTCTGCACGAGGTACTTCAGGAGAAGTACAACAAGCCACACCTCTCATACAGCAGCGTAAAGAATGCCCTGAAGGACATGAAGCTGTTTGATTTGTACATGAGCGGAAGTTTGCAGAAGGAATCAGATGCACTCCGCTTTGGCACGATGTACGATATGCTTCTGTTTGAACGGGACAAAGCATTCAACACGTACGTTGTACTAAATAACGATGTCATCTTGGAGCGATGCTCTGACAAGACAAAGTCTATGAAAAGCCCATCAGCTACCAACGAATACAAGGAGGCAAAGGCAGCACTAGTAGACGAATACGCAGCGGAAGGGAAGGTGATTTGCTCTCCTGAAGACTGGCAGATGGCGAACGAAATGATCGACCGCCTGAACGATTGCAAGCTGGTATCTGAATACATGAACGGGCAGTACCAGGTCATGATGACTAAGGAAATCTTAGATGGCGTATTGGTTAAGGGGGTGCTTGACTGCTTGTGCAAACACCACATCGTAGACAGCAAAAGCACACGCAGCGTAGACGGATTCCGTTGGGATGTGAATAGCTTTGGCTACGACATCCAAGCCTATCTCTACACAGCCATGACTGGCATCGAAAGGTTCTACTGGGTTGCACAAGAGAAGACATACCCATACCTTCCTGCACTCGTAGAATGCACAGAAGACACCATCTTCCGAGGCGAGGTAAAGTTCAGAGATGCCGTAGCACGTATCAAGAAGTACCTGTCCGAAGAGAAATCATTTAACGACGACTACCTCGTCTACCGCGTATGAAAATCCAATACCTGATCCTTGTAGCAGGGATCGTACTCGTAGCAATTCATTACTTCCTCTTTAATTTTTAATCATGTCTGACAAGAAGTACGACAGCGTCCTCATGGGGTACGCAGAAGAGCCTAGGTTTAATGCTGAAGGCCAAATCGAATCGTGGAAAGTGCGATTCAAAGATCACGAGATCAAGGAAATCCTTGACTCCTATGTTACCGCGAAACAAGCGGATGGTAAGGGCGGAAACGTCTTCCTCACCATGCGAATCAGCAAGAACGGCAAGCCGTACTGCTCGGTCTACAATCCCAGCAGCGCAGGTGCGGCTGAATCGAAGGCACGAGTAGAGAAGAAGAAGGGTGAATCAGACCTCCCTTTCTAAGTTCTTCGGTCTATACGCTGTATTGGAGTGGGGGTTGAGGGACATAGAGTTCCTTGGCCCCCATTCGTTTCGGGTGGGGAAGGACGGGAAGAAGATGACCTTCTACGTTCATGGACAGGATCACAACAACTACTCTCTTGACATCCCCGACAGCGAAGAAGAATACTACATCGTATTCATACCGAACAAAAGCGGAGACAACTGCGTCTTGATGCTTGGAAACGATTGCCGTGGCAAGACCATGACATTTGAGGAACTAGCACCTTTAATCAAAAGGAAATGGAGGATCGAGCAACCACACTCTACTACAACGAACTAATAGTTTCGTACAAGAGATCGGCCAAGGGACAATACTCCAAGAAGGAGGTGTGGTGCGTTTCGCGTTCAAACGACATCTTGGACATCCTAGATGACCCATTGGCTATGTCAAGGATGCTTTCGCAATGCTATCCAAAGACACACAAAGGAGAGAAGAAACTGATTATCAATGATATCGTAAACAGCAAACTGTTATGGAAAAAACCTACGAATACGTAAACAGCCCAGATCACTACAACGACTTCTCCAAGGAAGCGTGGGAGATGATGCTTGACATATGGGGGGAAGAGAAGTTTGTGGCATTCTGTGAGATGAATGCATTCAAGTACAAGATCCGTTTGGGAAGCAAGCCGAACGAGCCTGTAGAAAGGGATCTTGAAAAGGCTAAGTGGTATTTAGACATGGCAAAAAAGTACAGGAAATGAAGGTCACGATATTCAAGAACATCTACTCCACCTCGCAGCCCCATACCATATGGATGGAGACTGCCCTGAAGCGTATCAAGGATGGTACGAGCAGGGAGACGGTGGAGAGGGTGCGTGAAGGTGAGAAGAACGATAAGATGCTGCTCCCAGTGGTATTGTTTAGCGGAGAATTTACTTCTCGTGAAGACGATGCCATGGTGGAACACAGCGGATACATCGTACTTGACTTTGACAAGATTGACGTGTCCCAATCCAAGGACATCCTAGCTACGGATCAGTACGTCTATTCGTGTTGGGTATCCCCTTCGGGCAATGGACTCAAGGTGCTGGTGAAGATTACCAACCCAGAGCGCCACAGGGATCACTTCAGGTCATTGAAGAAGTATTTCGATGTGACTTACGGGTTGTACGTAGACGAGACTGGGATCAATGAATCACGGGCTTGCTTTGAATCGTACGACCCAAACATCGTCATCAACGAAGGAAGTACTTTGTATGGTGGTCTTGCTGGTTCCGTAACAGAACAGGCGGTTACCTCTACGGAGATATACACCGACTACATGAAGCTGAACCTGGCAGCGAAGATGATCCGCCAGGCAGAAGATGGGCAGAAGCACCACACGCTATTAAAGGCAGCCAAGCTATGTGGCGGTTACGTAGGCGTGGGGAGGATGGAAGAAGACGAGGTGGTCAGGGTCTTGTTCCGTGAGATACAGAAACGGGATGTAGATTCTGAAAGCACAGCCCTTGACACGATACGCCAAGGCATCGAATATGGCAGGACTACACCGATCCACGAATTGGTTAGCGACGAGCGTTCTATTGAACGTGAGATGCGAATCAACGATGGGGATATGTCATTCATCAGTAGCGACAACAACGACTTCCACCTGATCAATGAGTTTGCAGAGGGGAAGATTAAAATTGGATTGGATACAGGTGATATCAGGATGGACGAGTACTTCAGGTACAAGAACGAGTTCGTCATCTTCAATGGTCACAGCAACGTAGGTAAGACTACGATGGTATTATACCTGATGGTGAACGCTGCCATCCGTCACAATTGGAAGTGGCTCGTGTACAGCAGCGAGAACAGCACGTGGTCACTCAAGGGGACGCTGATGGAGTTCTGTACGCAGCGGAAACTGATTGACATGAACTACGACCAAAGGAAGACTGCCTACAAGTACGTCAACGAGCATTTCACTATCATCAAGAACAACGAGACGTACTCCTATGGCGACTTGATCATGTTCATGGAGAAGACTATGCGCTACGACAAGGTGGATGCAGTTTTTATTGATCCCTACAATAGCTTGAAGATTTCTATGAAATCAAACAGCATCGGGGTTCACGAC